ATGCACTTCCTGCCGTTCCTGCGGATCGTGCGCTTGTCGAAGGTATCACACCTGATGGACAGAACTATGGTGTAACAGCCATCACTGCAACAGTAAGTCAGTATGGTGGATACATCACAATCACTGACATGCTGAATCTGACTGCATATGACAATCAGATGCAGGAGATCATGAAGATCCTTGCTTCGCAGGCAGGCCAGGTATCCGACAAGATCACAAGAGATATCCTTGCTGCAGGTACAAACGTAATGTTTGCTGACCACGGCAACGATGGCAACGATGAGAGAAGCGATCTTGGAAGCGATGATGTTCTGACAATCGAGGACATCAAGAAGGCTGTAAGACTCCTGAAGAGAGTCAATGCAAAGACCATCAACGGCAGCTATGTGGCTATCGTACATCCGGATGTAGCATATGATCTTATGCAGGATTCTGAGTGGATCGATGCGAATCAGTACGCAGGTTCCGGTGCTATCTTCAATGGAGAGATCGGCAAGATGTACGGAGTACGCTTTGTAGAGACTACGATGGCTAAGATCTGGAAGCCAAGCACACTGCCTATCTATGGCACACTTGTGCTTGGTGAGAATGCATACGGAGTGTCTTCGCTCAATGGCGGTGGAATCGAGACAATCGTGAAGCAGCTTGGTAGCGGTGGTACTGCAGATCCTCTCAACCAGAGAGCAACAGCAGGTTGGAAGCTCAACAAGACTGCGGTCATCCTTGAGCAGAGCTACATGGTAAGAATCGAATCAGCAGCTTCGTTCGGAAGCGATGCAGTAGCCAACTAATACCAGGCTCCACTGAAAGGAGCATGACATGGCAACAAAATCTGATAAAGAAGAAAAAGTGATGGTGATGATCCCATTTATAGAAGGACAGGATCCGGAAGTGACAGTTATCATTAACGGCCACATTACAAAGATCAAGAAGGGCAAGCAGGTGTCTGTCTCACGGCAGGTAGCAAGCGTTCTTGAGAACAGTAACGAGCAGATGATGGCTGCATGGGAAAATCAGCAGGCACTCAAATATCAGAAGCAAGACCTGTAGGTCAGAGTGGCGAGGATCTAAAGCAGGTTCTCGCCACTAATTATTTTAAAGAGAAGGAGAGTGAACATGACATTAAGAGATCTGATAAACAAGATTAGCGAAGAGAAGCCTAACAGCTTTTCGGAAGCCAAGCTGATCTCCTTCGTGAATGAGATAGAAGCAGAAGTCGCTGAAGAATTGTACATGGATGAGACTCCTGTTTATACATATGAGCATGATGAGGAACTTGATAAGGAGCTGCTTGTGCCTGCTCCGTATGACAGACTGTACATCTCATATGTCAAAGCTATGATTGATTACTCTAACGAAGAGTATGACTCATATGCCAATAACCAGGCACAGCATGTGCAGGACTACAGAGACTTTGTTGATTGGGTAGTCAGGACCGGACAAGCTCAGAAGGAGAATGCTGTCAGAAGGTTCCGGAACATTCTGTTTTAAGGCGGTGATATTATGGCAAATTTAGTAGCACCTGTAACATCACTGCAGCCATACGAAGAGAGGATTATCGAATTCAAAGGTCTGAACAGAAGAAACTTTGTTGAGGAAGGCGAGATGTCTGACATGAAGAATCTGACATCAGACAACTATCCTTTGCTTACTCCGAGAAAATTGAGAGGCTCTTATGAGCTGCCTGATGATGTAGCAAAGCCTCTGTCCATTATGACTAAGTTTGACTGCCTGGCAATGATAGCGCAGAAAAAGGATGGCAACATTGCATTCTTCTATGATGGCAACGAGATCACAAGCGTTATCGGCCTTACAGCAGATACTCAGATGGTAGCTATCAATACAAAGATATGCTTCTTTCCACAGAAAACTTATCTGACACTTGTTCGTGAAGGCTCTAATGTAACTGTTGGGGAGTTTGGTTTTCTTGGCTCAAACAAGGCTATATCCATTGCTTCTGTCAGCATCAGCAATGAAAATGTACAGATGACAATATACGGAAGCCATGACTATGTGTATGACGATGCTATAGATATCGATGGGACACTTACATATACACCTGCTCCTGAAGAAGCAGGTGGAACTGTGCCACCTGCTCAGACTAAGAACCTGGTAGCGTCTTGCATCATCGAAGCTGTTAGCGGCAATGTTCTGACACTACCGAGAGAGACATTTATAGAGCTGACCGGAGAAGGAGCAACAGGTATCACATTTACAGGAACCATAAAGCGTGAAGTACCGGACATACAGCATGTTATCGAGTGGAATAACAGACTGTGGGGAGCGTCAGATAAAGACAACACAATCTATGCTTGCAAGCTTGGTGATCCAAGGAATTGGAAGTATTACCAGGGAACAAGCCTTGACTCCTACTATGCACAGCAGGGAACAGACGAGCAGTGGACAGGATGTGCTGCTTATTCATCCCATCTGATTTTCTTCAAGGAGAACCGGATGACAAAGATATATGGCACTTCACCATCGACATTCCAGGTAACTAACACAAGATGCTTTGGAGTGGAGAAGGGAAGCAGCAATTCGGTAGTAGTCCTGAACAATGTGGTTCTCTATAAATCTACAATAGGCATCATGGCTTACGAAGGTGGAGATCCGTACAGCATCAGTGAAAAGCTTAACTGTAAGTTCAAGAATGTAGTGGCCGGAACCGAAGGCACAAAGTATTACGCATCTATTCAGAAAGAGGACGATACAAACGAGCTTCTTGTATTTGACATAGACAAAGCTTGTTGGCACAAAGAAGATGATGTGCGTTTCAGAGGATGCACCATTCTCGATGGGCGGCTTCTGTTTATCAGTGATGTCGATACAGACTCATTTGAAAAAGACAAGATTTACATCGTTAATCCTGAGACTGCGACAGAGACAAAGAAGCAAAGAGAATGGATGGCTGTATTTGGAGCCTTTGATGAGAACATAGAGAACCAGAAGATTTTCAGCAAGATGTCTCTCAGACTGATTCCGCACTCAAAAACAATTGTGACCATATACATCAAAATGGACGATGGCGAGTGGGAAAGAGTGAAACAGATAGGCTATGCAGAGACAGGTGGGGTGACAGTACCTATAGTTCCGAGACGATGCGACAGGTTCTATATCAAGATCGTTGGCAAGGGTGACTGTGAGATCAAGTCTCTGACACGTAGGTTCAGAAGAGGAAGTGGGGTGAAGTCATGATATTAGATTTTGACAGCAACCCTAATCTGACTCCGGAAGATAAGATCAAATCATTGAAGGAAAGTGCGCAGAGAGCATTCGAAGAGTCAGCAAACACAACTGAGAAGCTGTACAAAGCTCTCTTAAAAACGTTAGGAGCTGAGACAGGCAGTTTGTCAAAAGGTTTGAATTCACTATCCGAGAGACTTGAAGAGGAAGCAAAACTGCTTGCCGAAACGATAGCTGAGTTTGTGGCGAGGTTTGAGGCAGCAGAAGGAAGACTGGATGCAGATGAGGAAAGACTGACTACAGCAGAAGGAAGGCTCGATACGATTGATGAGACAATAGCTGCTCTTGATGAAAGGCTTACACAAGCAGAGGAAGATATAGCAGATTTGAAGAGTAAATATACAGCTCTTGAAAGACGAGTAAGAAATCTTGAGGACCAAGCTTAAAAGGAAGGTGAAAAAATGAATATAGATTTTATAGACGGACTGATCATGCCTGTGATAACTGCGGCTTGTCTGTGCATCGGCTTCGTAATGAAGAAGTGGATGCCAACTGATGACAAGTGGATACCAACAGTTCTGCTCGTTCTTGGAGCTATAAGTGGCCTTATTCTGTTTGGTGTTGATTATGAAGGCATTGTTAAGGGTATGGTTTCCGGATTGGCAGCAGTCGGACTGCACCAGGTATTCAAACAGCATATGAAGTTGGACACAACACAGACAACATTCAATGCTGATGGCGAAGATATGTTTGAGGTGATGACCGATGAAGATAAGAACAACATGTCCGAAGAATAATAAGTATTACATCAGAACAGTAACAGGTGGTCTTAATGGTGCAGTAGCCGGAGATCCTACACAGCCATATGCAAATGTACTCGACAATTGCGTAGGGTATGCCAATGGCAGGTTCAATGAGGCATGGAATGATCCAGAGCTTGAAGGCATCGTAAAGAAGTTTCATGTACAGCTTACATGTAATGCTGAGAATTTTATCGAGTCAGCAAAGAGACAGGGTTTGAAGATTTCAAGCGCACCTGTAGTCGGTGGTATCATGGTATGGCAGAAAGGTGCGACACTTAGTGGTGGTGACGGAGCAGGTCATGTAGCCTTTGTAGAGAGAGTCTATGATGATGGTACCATCCTTACATCTGAAAGCGGATGGGCATCGTGGGCATTCAAAACAGTGCGCAGAGATAACAGCAATGGAAGATGGGGGCAGAATTCGTACTATAAATTCAGAGGCTGCATCATCAATCCGGATATTAAGAATGTTATCACTCCTGCGCCTAAACTTGATGTAGATGGTGTTGGTGGTGCCTGCACAGTTAGAGCTATGCAGCGATTCTTCGGTACAGTTCAGGACGGAGTTTTAAGTGGTCAGAACAAGACATTAAACAAATTCTATCCTGCGCTAAAGGCTGTCGAGTATGGCAAAGGCGGTTCGCCTTGCGTGAAGAATCTTCAGAAGTGGGTAGGATCTTCGCAGGATGGAGTCATAGGAGAACAGACTGTCAAGGCATGGCAGAAAAAGATAGGGGTATCTGCTGATGGTGTCTTTGGAGCTAACAGCATGAAGGCATGGCAGAAGTATCTGAACGAACATGACAAGGCGGTGTATCCCATAGAAAGCATATCGAGTCTTGCTGATATATATGCTTACGATACAAATACTAAGAAGGCTAATTACAAAGATGGCTTTCCAAAAGCAGAATACACTGAAGGCTTGGACAAGGCTTATCCGAACCGATCTTCGTGGGGTGCAGCTCCGAGAAAAGGAGCAAGCTGCGATGTCCTTGTTGGTACTTGCATCCGGAATTCCGGTGTAGACAAAAGCTTTCCAAGAGGACTTGCGGATCAGATTCCATACCTGGCTAAGTCAGACAAATTCAAGGAAGTGAGCGTGACACCAAGCACGGCAAAGGACGGAGACATCATCGTCTACACCAAGACAAAGGGTGGCGGCCATATCTGCATCGTCTTCGATGGAAAGATTAAAGAAGCAGGCTTTGAAAGCTATTATCCGAAGACCACTCCATACCTGAAGCAAAGGCTTTCAAAATCAGGAAAGAAAATGCTGAAGGTCTACAGAGCAAAGTGAGGTGATCAAATGAGTAACGAAATAACAGCATATTTTAAGGGGAGAAAAGGAGTAGCCGAATCGCTATACCAGTATGATTACGGCATGGTGCTTGTTTTTGATGGCATAGATCTTCCTGCTACATTCGATTGCTACTTCAGCAATGAAGGAGATGAAGAGGCTACACCTGCTATTGGAGCAGATAATAGAGTGGCTATTCCTAACAAGTGTCTATCAGTACCAGGAACATTTACAGTGCATATTCCAAATCACACAGGGTTAAATGATAGCGAAGTGGAATATGTAGTCACTATTAAAGTAATTAACAGAGCAAAACCTGTTGATGATGGTACAGAAGAAAATCAGACAGCAATATCACAAGCTATAGCTGCACTTAACCATAATAACCTTCCTGGCCTCGTTCCGGATGTAG